TGGTGTAAATGCAATAGTAGACAATGTATCTGTAAAAGAAGTACTAGGTCAAGAAGTAGTACCAGATAGTGGCTGTGGAAGCTGGTTGTTTGAACCACAGAGTACAAATCTAATACCTTATAGCGAGGATTTTTCATCTTTAAATATAAGAAATAATGCAGTTGTAACAAGCAATGCTATAATATCTCCAAGTGGCTTATTAGATGCAGATGAAATAACTTTTGATGGAACGGCTACTGGTAGAGTAGAGGCAAGTATTACAGCAACAATAGGGCAACCTTACACAATATCATTGTATTTAAAAAATAAGGATTTGTCAGACGTTACACAAGTTTGGATTGGTTTTTCTGCTACCTCACAAGGTCAGTTTGTTACAATTACAGATGAATGGCAGAGATATGATATAACAACCAATGCAGACGGAACTACTGAATACCCTAGAATACAATTTACAGGTACAGGAAGTTTATATGTTTGGGGTTTTCAAACAGAACAACAATCCTACGCAACATCTTACATACCAACATCTGGACAAGCTAGTGGAGTAACAAGAAACCAAGATGTATGTACCAATGGAGGTAGTGCTGCATCTATAAACTCAACAGAGGGTGTTTTATACTTTGAGGGAAGTGCTTTAGCTGATGTGGCTACTGATAGAAGAATTGCTTTATCTGATGGAACACTTAATAATTATGTATCGATAGGTTATTCAAGATTTAGTGGAAACATTGTTGCTGAAATGTTTAGTGGTGGGGTTCTACAAACTACCGACTGGGGTGCTACTGGAGTAACACAAGCAAATAATAATAAATTTGCTTTATCTTGGGGAAGTGGAACAATGAAATTTTATGTAAATGGAACACAAACACAAACAGCAAATGTTACGTCTCCGATTGGAATGAATGATTTGCGTTTTTCTTCTGGAAATGGCACTCAAAAACTCTTTGGAAAAACCAAAGCACTAGCAGTTTGGAAAGAAGCTTTAACAGCTACAGAACTTCAAGAACTTACAACAATATGATGCAAATATATAAAACGAATTTTCCAACAGAACAACAAGGGAAAGACTACCTATTAAATTTAGGGGTAATATTAGAAGTAGAGGGAGAAATAGTCTTTGCCCCAACAACAGCAGCGGTTGTGTATATCGGTAAGGTGGTAAAGATACCAGCTACATACGATGCAGATGGTAATATTTTAACTCCAGCGGTTTACTACTCGGGTTTTGCCATCGATGTAATGAGTAGCGACTTGTTAGACTTTGGAACTTATGAGGTATTCCCAGCGGACAAAGCAGCACATAGCTTTTACGGATGGGCTAGAGATGCAGAAGTACCACCAATAGAAGAAATACCTACTAAAAAAAAATAATCACTATATTTGATAAAAACAATATTATGGGAAAATTATCAAAAGACGAATTAAGAAAGTTTAGAAGACAAGAAGAAAAGAAACAAGCAATCCTACACGATTTAGGAGTATTGGCTACGCAATCACATACACTATCACATATGTTTGCAGAACTTGCTATGAAGCAAGAAAAGAACAAAAAGGATCTGGAAGAAAAGTATGGCAACATAGAAGTAAATCTTGAGGATGGAACTTTTAAATTGATTACAGATGAAAAAAATAAGTAAACACATATCTTACAAAGAAGCAGTTGGTTCTAATTATGCTAAACAATACGGTATAAAGAATAAACCAAATGAAGAACAAGTAGAGAATATGCAGCTACTAGCTGAAAAGGTGTTTGAACCATTAAGGGAGTGGGTAGGCGGACCAATTAAAGTTAATAGTATGTTTAGGTCTTTAGAATTAAATACTGCCTTAAAGGGCGCTGCAAGAAGTAGCCATCTACGTGGTGAAGCTTTTGATATTACAAGTATGGGCGGTAAGTCTAACCTTGAGATGTTTTACTGGATAAAAGACAATTTAATTTTTGATCAACTTATTTGGGAATTTGGCGCAGAACCAAAATGGCTACACGTTTCTTATAAAAAAGAAGACAACAGACAACAAATATTAGTAACTAAAAGACAAGGTATATATCATACCTATTCTAATTGTAAATCTTGCTAAAATGATAACAGATTACAAAACACTTTTAATTAATTTAGGAACATTTATATTTTCAATGTCAAACGTAGATGTAATATTAAAGGTAATTTTATTATTGGTAACAATCGGTTACACCCTAAATAAATGGTGGTTACTAAATAAGAGCAATGGAAAAAAGAAAAAGTAAAAAAAAGTTTAAAGATACTAGAGTTGGTAAATTTTTATCAAAGACTGCACCAAACATATTAAGTGGGGTGAGTGATCTGGTACCGGATGCTGGTCTTTTAAAGCTGGTAGGCGGACTTATAAGTAAAGATGAACAGTTACCTCCTAAAGATAAAGAAAAAGCTTTAAAACTTCTTGAAATCGATATTATAGAAATGCAAGAGGTTTCTGAAAGATGGTCTGCAGATATGAGCAGCGATAGTTGGCTTTCAAAAAACACAAGACCAATGATGTTGATATTTCTTACGGTATCAACTTGGTTCTTAATTCTTATGGATAGCCTTGAGATAGATTTTTTAGTAGGTATTGAGTGGATAGAATTGCTTAAATCTCTTTTAATTGTCGTATATGTTGCCTACTTTGGAAGTCGGGGTATGGAAAAATACAAACATATCTCAAAAACAAAATAGATTATTTTCCGTATATCTTTATCTTTTATTTAGATATATTTTTAGGTATATTTCTAGATATATTTTTTGGTATTTATTTTCTATATTTGAAGTAATAAAAAAGTTCAAAGTTATTACTATTTATTTTAAAATCAAAATATATTAAATCCATAAAATGCCATCTAAACTTTCCAGATCCAAGATTGTTAAAAAACTAGATGCAATATTTAGCCAATACATAAGGTTAAAAGATGCAGACCATATTGGTAATGTAACGTGCTTTACTTGTGGTAAGGTTTCACATTATAAGGTAGGTATGCAATGCGGACACTTTCAATCTAGAAAACATTATGCAACTAGATGGATGGAAAAAAACGTAGCTGTACAATGTGTTGGATGCAATATGTTTAAAGCCGGAGAACAGTATTTATTCTCAAAGTATCTGGATGAAAAGTTTGGAGATGGAACTGCGGAAGAATTATATATCAAATCAAAAGAAACTGTAAAGTATTCAAATGATGAATTACTAGATATGATAAAACATTACAAAGAGTTGGTAGATAGTTTTTAAATACTTACATTTGACTATTCTGTTTTGTTAAGGAAAAAGGGGTTTGACTTTATGTTAAGCCTTTTTTTTTGCTTTTATAAGAAGTTATTAACATATTTTTTGTATATTTGTTTATTATTAATTTAAACTTAACAGAATGAGAACACAGAAACACGATTTAAAACAAGAGATTAAAGATCTCGAAAACCAATTAAGGTTTGCGGTAATTAATCTAGATGCCTTTACACAATTATCTATCAATAAAAGATTAGATATTGCAAAATCAACCTTAATTAATATTCAGTAATGGGGACTAATTTTTCAAAAGAAACCGCTGAAAGTAAATTTGACGAGTATACATATAGAATAGAAGCCTTATGTAATAGAATAGAAGAATTAAAAGCACAAATAGAAGTTTCACAAATACTTAAACAAAATGGATAGAGAAAAATTATTAGATTTATACAAAAAGTATGAATTAGAAAAAACAGATGTATATAAACATCAACACTATGTTATTATCACTCGCCAAGGCATAGAAAAAATTGCGGCAAAGGAGAACATATCAATCAATTATGAGGTTGTAAAGTGTGAACCAAGCTTTGCTGTGGTAAAAGCCTATGCAAAAAAAGAGGGTGTTGAAATACAAACCTTTGGTAGTGCATTAAAAGGTGCTAACTATAAAGATGGGAATTGCAATAGTTGGTACGTTATGGAAATGGCTGAAAAAAGAGCCTTGTCCAGATCGGTTCTTAAGTTAACAGGCTTTTACGAGTTGGGTGTATTTGGCGAAGACGAAAGCGATGATTTTAAAAAGAGCAAATAATATGGCAATAAGCAATGAAATTTTCGAGCACTACCGAATAAAACAAAGAGAGGTTAAAAAGGCTAAAAATCTTTTATTACTCAATGGGTATTCAGTAAAAAAAATAACAGGAATTAAAATAAATAATAACTAAATAAATAATTAACAAAATGAGAACAGAAATTTTTAACAGAGTAGGTTACAGTAATGTAACAAAAAAGAAAAGTGATATATCAGTATCTTTGGTATATATTACTCCGGAAATAGCACAACACTATTTAGGATTTAATACACAAAACAGAAAGGAATCTGAAGGCAGTATTAGTTTTTTAACACAACAAATGAATAAGGGATTATTTGTTGAAAATGGTGAAAGCATTGTATTTGATAAAAATATGAAACTTACAGATGGACAACATAGATTAATGGCTATTATTAAATCTGGTAAATCATACCATATTCCTGTTGTGAAAGGAGTTGCAGAAAAATCAATGGCTACATATGATACTGGTAAAAATAGAAAAGCATCCGATGTGCTTTCAATAAATGGCTTTAAAAATGTGAATTTATTAGCTACTCTTATAAAACTAATATATAAGTATAATGATAAAGGTTCAAAATCAGCTTCCGCAGTCAGTTACAAAAGGGATAACTCATTAACTAACCAACAAGCATTAATCTATTGTAAAGAAAATTATGATTGGCTATATAAAATTATGTCAAATGTTACAAATATTTATGTAAAATCTGAAATTAAAGTTATAAGCAAATCAAATTTTTGCTATTTAGTTTATATGATAGGAGGAAAGAATCCAGATCCAAAGGTTTATGAATTTATGAAAAATATTTATGGATTAAATAGAACTCAAGATACTGCAACAAGTTATCTTTATAGTAAATTATATAAAGCAAAAATTAACAAAGAGCCATTAGGATTTTACTGGATATTAGGAATGACTATAAAAGCTTGGAATTATTTTATTGATGGAAATCCATCGGTGAGATTTTTTAGATTTCAAACAGAGCAAGAATTACCAAAAATAAATATTAATAACTAAATATATAAACAATGAGTGCAATTATCAATGCTTCAATTAGGGTGGATAAGCTCCCCAAAGAAAAATTCATAAAGGGCAAGGATGGAGCCGTTTACTATAACCTCACCATATCTGTAAATGATGAAACAAGGTACGGTAATAACGTTGCGGTAATGGATAATCAAACCAAAGAAGAAAGGGAAGCAAAAGTGGCTAGAAACTATTTAGGAAATGGAAAGGTTGTTTGGACAGATAGCAAAATTGTAGTTGCTGAACGTGAAGACCAGCCACAAGCGGTAAAAGAAACCGCAAGTGATGATTTACCATTTTAATCAAACTAATTTTAAAAAGGGTGTGAGTTTATAACTTACACCTTTTTTTTATATATTTAGCAAATGACAGAAAAACAAACAGAACAGAATATGTTAATGGAATTTATAGCAGACAGTTGTTATATTGATATTAATAAAAAAATAGATTACCCTCCAGTATGTTTAAGCTATGGAGAAAAGGTTTTAAAATCGGATAAGGGTGATAGTATTATACCAATTGCATTGGGAACTTATGGAAACCTATCGGTTATTACTGCACCACCAAAAACAAAGAAAACATTTTTTGTATCATTATTAGCTAGTGCATATTTAAGTGGTTCAAACATTTATGGTGGAGACATTAAAGGATTTCGTGGATCTGGAGAACTAATACATATAGACACAGAGCAAGGTGCTTGGCATTGTAGTAAGGTTTTTCGCAGACCTTTAGATATGGATAGTAACATACCAAAAGATAAGTACCATACCTTTGCGTTGCGTACGATAGGTTATAAAGAACGATTGGAATTTATTGAATACTATTTAAAGGAAAACATAAAAGAACCATCTCTGGTTATTGTTGATGGGGTTGCAGACTTGTGTGGGGATGTAAACAATATAGAACAAAGTAACCATTTGGTAAGTGCTTTAATGAGATTAAGCCAACAGCAGAACGTTCACATTATTTGTGTGATACATCAAAATTATGGAAGTCAAAAGTTAGGAACCGGACATTTAGGTTCAGCATTAGAAAAGAAAGCGGAGACAGTTATAAGTTTAGAAGCTAACACGGTGAACAAAGATTGGGTTACAGTAAAGTGCGGAAGAAGCAGAGGATATTGTTTTGATACATTTAGTTTTGAAGTAAATGAAAAAGGATTGCCAACAATAGTAAATGATTTATATGACCCTTTAAAATGATATGGTACAAAAAACAATGATTTTAGTTGCTGCAAAGCATAAAGAATGGCTTGAAATAGTTTTATCCTTTGGTTGCAAACAAGAAGTTGCAGAAGATCTGGTGCAAGAAATGTATTATAAAATACAAGTAAAGCTTGAAAAGGGTTTAGATATAATGTACAACGAAAAAGAAATAAACTACTATTATATCTTCAAGACATTGAGAACATTGTTTTATGATTTAAAAAGAAAGGGTAAAAACATTACTATGGTTTCTATGGATGATATACACCTTACAAGTACAGATGTAAACTTTACAGAACCATACGATAAAATACAAGAAGAACTATCTAAAATGTTCTGGTATGATAGAAAGGTATTTGAAATAATTAATGAGGGTGAAAGCATTGCTGAATTTTCCAGAAAAAGTTTGATACATTATTACTCTCTTTATAATACATATAACAAAGTCAAAAGCAAACTAAAGAAACTATTATGAAACTAGGAAACATTATTTATTACATAACTAAATATACCGGTATAAAATACCTAGTAGATAAATACCACAAATTCAGAGGTACTAAATGTGATTGCAATAACAGAAGAAAAAAGTTAAATGAAATAAAAATTGATAGATGGTAAAATTTAATAAGAAAGATTTTAAAGTTTGGAGCAACTTTAGGTCTGAACCAAAAAGCACATTACAACCTAAGGAGTTTGAATTGATTTGTCAGTTACACGCAACCTACTATAAACATAAATACCAAAAACCTTGCACTTGCAATCCATCCAAAATAAAATTATGGATAAAACAATTAAACATAATTTGGAACAATGGGAATTAAAACAATAAACGAATGGGAGAAAGCAGTTGTATTTCTGCTTAACCTTGATGGCTGGGATTTGGAATGGTGTGGCGAGGGTTACAGTAGATACGATGCAAAAGGAAAAACACCTAAAGGAAAAAATTGCGTTATAGAGATGAAATTCCGCAATAAGTACTATGAGGAAAAGATGCTTGAAAAAGACAAGTACGATGCGTTGATGGATCTGGATGATAAAGTAAAATTATATTTTGTGAATGACCCCAAAGGAAATTTTATGTATTGGCTTAATACTTTAGAGATGCCAAAGCCGGTAAAAAAATATTGTCCCGACACTACAATGTGGACAAAAAAAAGGCTTTTAAAAGATGTTTATTTAATAAATGAAAAAGATGCAAGTATAATTAATATAAATATTAAACCATTTTAAGCTTTGTTAATAAGTTAATAAGTGTTATATTGTAATATATTAATCAAAACAAAACAGATGAAACAGACAATTAATTTTTATGAATTTAATGATGCATTTTATAATATGGATAGAGAGCACCATTTTACTTACAGAGGAAAAAAAGCCTTATTTAATTTTTTAGAAGAATATGAAGATAGCACTGATGAAGAAATAGAATTAGATGTGATAGCATTATGTTGCGATTATGTTGAATATGAAAATATAGAAGAATTCTGGTTAGATTATAACAAAGAAGAATTTCCAAATGAAGCAGCTATTGAATGGCATACAATGTTTATACCAATAGATGATGATGCTTTTATAATACAATCCTTTTAATATGAAAGTCAACGAAGCTGCTTGGGAAAAGCTAAAAAAACAGATAGAGTACTATACAGAAGCTGACACATCTATATCAGACATATCGATTAACTACCAAGTAAAAGAAACGAAGAACAGAAATTATTTAAAACTTAACATAACAATAGACAAATGGGACAAGATAACAGGGTAAAAGAATTAGAAGAAAAGATTGAAAGATTAGAAAAGCAATTAAAAGATGCGAAAACACATACTTATATATATGAAACGCACACTTTATGGTGTGGTGATGGGGAGTTATATTTTGGGTATGGTGATATTGAAGAAAAAACATTGGTGATGAATGTAGACCAACTTTTTAGAGACTTACCATCAATTATAAAAATGGTTACTAAAGAGCAAAAGAAGATGCAGAAGATGCACCTTAAGATGATAAAGGAAACACTTACAGAGATATGATTCTATTAGTAGATGCAGACAGCTTAATCTTTGCGAGTTGCTATCGTAAAAGAGAAACTCCAGAGGATGAAAAGTACTACACAAATATTGTAGATGCTAGAAATAAGTTTGACCAACAGTTTATGAAAATTGTGAATGATCTGGAAGAAAAGTACACCATTGATAAGGTGCTTTGCTTTAGTGGTTCAAAGGGTAATTTTAGAAAGCTTATTACAAAGAAGTACAAAGCCAATAGAAAGAAGCAAGAACTACCTCCGCTTTTAAATGATATGCACCAATTTGTAAAAGAGCAATACGATAGCATATGGGGTTACGGTATTGAAACAGATGATATGGTTGCAAGGTACTGGAAGCAGATTAGTGATGATTTAGGTAGGGATGAAGTGATGATTGTATCAATAGATAAAGACTACAAACAATTCCCTTGCTTGATGTACAACTATCACTATAAGCACCAGATCGTGTTGGATATTACAGAAGAAGAATCTAGGTATAATTTTTACTCACAAATGATAGAGGGTGACACCGCAGACAATGTAAACTACTTTAAGGGTAAGGGTAAGAAGTTTGCAGAAAAACATTTTGCAGATTGCATTACAAAATACCAATACACTAGAAAGCTATACGAATTATTTAAACAAGAATACAAAGGTAAAGCAAGACAAAAATATGCAGAGTGCTATCACCTTTTAAAATTAAGAACAGAATGAAAGACAAAATAGTTGAAGACTTAAAAAGAGAGTTTGATGTAAGAAGTTGTGTAGGAATAGATAAATACAAAACAACTTTACAAGACAATAACAAAGATGATTTTTTGCAGCACCTTAAAGAAGAATTAATGGATGCAGCTTTATACATACAAAAACTACAAAGCAATGGAAGAAACTAAAATTGAAGTTCCGGTATTAAAAACACCCAAAGAAATAAGTGACTTACTAATACAGATTAGTGGAATAGATATATTTGAAAAAACAAGAGTAAGAAATGTGATAGAGCATAGAGCTTTTTTCTGTTACCTATTAAAAGAAAAGTTTGATCTGGGACCAAGTGCTATTTCAAGTTTTATGAGAACACAACCCAAATTAAAAACATATGACCACGCAACAGCAATACACGCGCTCAAAATGTTTAAACTTTATAAGCCATATAGAAAAGAATATTTTGATAATTTGGAAACTTATTTTAATATAAGTGCGGATGAAAATTACCAACAATTACCAAGTTTGGAAAATATGGTAAATAAATATGTATTATATAAAAGTAGATACTATAATGCAAAAAGCAAGAATAAAAGACACGAAGATAAATTAAAAAAGTTAAAAGAACATATTAAGGATTTAGAAGACTTTAAAAGAAAAGCGACAGCGGTATTAACTGAAAACGAAATACTATATAGAGATCTGGATGAAAAGCAAATGCAAGTATATGATGAAAGGGCAGCATTGATATTAAAATCTTTTGAGTGGCAGAAACCAAAGAATGAATACGAAGTAATAAATTGTGCATCTTAAAAACAGAATTATGAGCAAGAAACTAATACAAAAGCTACAACAACTATTAGACAAATTACCAAAGGGTAAAAAAAGAAAAGCAATAAGAGAAAGACTACTTAACTTAAAGCTAAATAAAAACAAAAATTAATTACGTTATATATATGGAACTAGTAAAGATTAGTAAGGTAAAAGCAAATGAAAGCAATCCAAGGTTTATAAAAGACAATAAGTTTAAAAAGCTAGTAAAGTCAATCAAAGACTTCCCAGAGATGCTAAGGCTTCGCCCTATTGTAGTAAATAAAGATATGGTTGTGTTGGGTGGTAATATGAGATTAAAGGCTTGTAAGGAAGCCGGACTAAAAGAAGTTTATATTTTAAAAGCAGATGACCTCACAGAAGAACAACAACAAGAGTTTATTGTAAAAGACAACGTAGGGTTTGGAGAATGGGATTGGGATACACTTGCTAATGAGTGGGACATAAAGAAATTGGAAGAATGGGGATTAGATGGATTTCCTTTTGAGGATGTTGAAGAACTTACAAACCCAAATAACATAGATACAGAGAACATATTTGCTACTGAATTAGATAGCGAAAGCAATTACATTGTATTGAAGTTTGAAAAGGATATTGATTGGATACAAGCTAAATCGGTATTTGGATTACAGACAGAAACTGGAAGAAGAGCAAATGGAAAAGAATGGAGCAAGGGAATAGGTAGGGTTTTAAATGGTGTTGAAGCAATTAAAAAATTAAAGAAATGAGAATAAAAATATTTGCACCATCTTATAAAAGACCGGAGAAAAGCATAACACAGATTACATACCCATTTGTTAAGCTAGTAGTAAGGGAAAGCGAAGCAGAAGAATACCTAGAAAATGGAAATGACATTATAGTTTGTCCAGATCAAGCACAGGGGAATATAAGCAGAGTAAGAAACTGGATATTAGATAACTTATTTGATGATGATACAGATTGTATTATTATAGTTGATGATGATTGTAAAGCAATAAGCAGATGGGAGAACCAAAAGAATACTAAATTTAATGAAGATGAACTAATTAGGTTTTGCGAACAAAAAAGTTTGTTATGTAAAGAATTAGGTTTTAAGTTGTGGGGATTAAATACAGTAATAGACAAAGGAGCATATAGAGAATATACACCCTTTAGTTTTATTCAGTTTATTGGTTGCCCATTTCACGGACATATAAAAGGAACTAAATTAAGATACGATGAAGAACTTCCATTAAAAGAAGATTATGATTTTACTTTACAAAACATAAAAAAGTATGGAGGATGTTTACGAGTTAACTTTGCAAATTATAATGTAAAGCAATCGGAACAGATAGGAGGGTGTGCTGATTATAGAAACCTAGCATACGAAAAAGAACAATTCTTTGCCTTACAAAAGAAATGGGGAAAAGATATAATCAAAAAGGATAAGGGAAGCAAGAGAAGTTTTGACTATAATCCTATAATGAAAGTACCAATAAAAGGAGTTTAACTATGAACGAAAGTAGACACATAAAAAAGGAATCACTATTAAAAGCACTAGAGCAAAGTTTGGGTGTGGTTACAGTTGCTTGTAAGAAAGCATCTATTCCCAGATCAACATATTATAAATGGCTTAAAGAAGATGAAGCATTTGCAATAGAAGTGCGAGATATTGAAAACGTAGCATTAGATTTTGCGGAAAGCCAATTACATAAACAGATAGCAGATAACTCAACTGCTGCTACAATATTCTATTTAAAGACTAAAGGTAAGAAAAGAGGATACATTGAAAGGCAAGAAATTACCGGAGCAGATGGTATGCCTACTAATTTTCAAATTGAGATAATTGATAAAACCGAAGATACAGACTAACATAGTCTATAAGCATTTAGCTAATACAGATAAAAAGATTGTAGTTGAACAAGGTGGAACAAGATCTGGTAAGACTTACAATATTCTTTTATGGATTATATTCAACTATTGCTCTCAAAACAATAATAAGATTATAACCATATGCCGAAAATCATTTCCCAGTTTAAGGGCAACCGTGATGAGGGATTTTATGGCTATCCTACAAAACTATAATTGTTATAGTGAGCAGTACCATAACAAGTCTAACTCTGAATATCATCTATTTGGTAACCTAGTTGAATTTATATCTTTAGACCAACCTCAAAAGATTAGAGGGCGGAAAAGGGACTTGCTATTCGTTAACGAGGGGAATGAGTTGTTCTATGAAGATATGCAGCAGTTGTTATTCAGAACACAGGATAGAATAATACTTGATTTTAATCCATCGGATGAATACCATTGGATATATGATAAGCTAATTACTAGAGATGATTGTGTTTTTTTTAAAACAACTTATCTGGATAATCCTTTTATTGAAGAATCCATAAGAAATGAGATAGAAAGGTTAAGAGATACAGATGAACAGTATTGGCAGATATATGGATTGGGTGAAAGAGCTGCAAGCAGAAGCACTATCTTTAAGTATGTTGAGGTTATCCAGATCCCACAAGAAGCAGAACTAATTGCATATGGAATGGATTTTGGTTATACGAATGACCCGAGTACTTTTGTTGCGGTTTATAGCCAAGGGCATAATCTTTATATTCAAGAGCATCTATATAGAACTCAAATGACTACGAGTGATATAAATAACTTCCTTAAAGAATTAAACCTAACAAGCAAACCCATATATGCGGATAGTGCTGAACCTAGGTTAATTTCAGAACTCCGGTCAATGGGACATAATATATTTTCTAGTATAAAAGGAAAGGATAGTGTGAATGCTGGTATTGATTTATTAAAGAGATATAAGATACATATATTAGCAACCTCAACAAATGCCATAAGTGAGTTTAGAAATTACAAATGGAAAGAGGATAGATCTGGAATGTTGACTAATACTCCGGAGGATAAAAATAACCATATTATTGACCCCTGTCGTTATGCAACCTACTCAATATTAAGCAGACCAAACTTTGGTAAATATGCTTTACATTAAAATAAATGATAAAAAGCTTTGTTAATAAGTTAATAAGTGTTATATTACAGTATATTAATTAAAACAAAACAGATAATGGAAGACACAAAGTTTAATGCAAAAAAGATAGCAAAGGAAATTACTAAAGAAGTAAAAGAAGTATTTACATACTTGAATGAATTAAGAGATAGCGGAGTTACAAATATGTTTGGCGCTACACCTTACCTCGTGGATGAGTTTGGGTTTGATAAAAGAAATGCTGCAAACTACTTAATATTATGGATGCAATCTTACAAGAATGAAAAAGATGTTTAGTAATTGTTGCGATGCTGAAGCATCTTATTTAAGTGATGAAATATGCGGAGAGTGTTTAGAACACGCAGAATTTAATGAATAAGCAAAAGGTGGGGGTTATCCGCTAACTCTAATACTTGGTCGTTGCGAGGTTACATAGGAGGCTACCCACTTTTTTTTAAAAACAAACAGATGAAGAAATTAATA